TGGCTGCCATCCATCAACAGGAAGCCACCTTCAATGAAGCCGCGCAATCGATCACTGAAGGGCCGTACAGACCTCCTGAAGCCGCAACAGCGGTCAACGCATCACTCGTAACTCTGGACACTCCAGCGGGAGCTTACGAGCGGCAGAAGCAGATTGAGCGAGCGTCGTATGGTTTGGCGGTCCAAGCCCTACGCAACAAGACGATGGACGCTGGACGTATGGTCACGGTTCACGCATCTGCCGCAAAAAACCTAATCAACGCGCGGCAAGATGTAATCGCGTTAGCCGAGAAGGAGCGAACGATGGTCTCTGGATCTTGGGTCAAGAAGGTGATGCAAGATCACGATGGAGCGGTCGCTCAACTATTGAAATCAATGCCCAAGCAACTCGCTGGTCGAATTGCTCCCCACGACCCAGAACACGCCGAGCGCGAGCTAGAGCGTTGGGTCCAAGAAGTATGTCTCAAAACTCTGCACCTAACCGATCCTTGGAAATGAACCAAATTGAATCACTGCCAGTATCCGATCTGATACCGTACGCTCGCAACTCTAGGACGCACTCCGACGAGCAAGTAATTCAAATCGCAGCCTCAATTCGTGAGTTTGGATTTACCAATCCAGTTCTCATCGATTCCAACGGGACCATCATTGCCGGTCACGGTCGAGTAATGGCTGCAAAGAAAGTTGGACTAGCCGAAGTCCCGTGTCTGCGTCTTGAACACTTAAGCCCATCACAGATTAGGGCTTATGTGATCGCTGACAACAAACTGGCTCTCAACGCTGGGTGGGACGATGAGATGCTCAAAGCCGAATTGCTTACCCTGCAAGAGGAAGGATTCAATACCGATCTGACCGGATTCTCAGATGACGAACTCAACGCTCTCTTAAACTCGGAAATCATCGAGGGACAAACCGATCCAGATGAAATCCCAGAACCTCCTGTTGAGCCAGTCACCAAACTGGGAGACATTTGGGTTCTTGGGAATCACCGGCTGATGTGCGGAGACTCTACGAGCATTGACTCCGTTCAAAAACTATTAGATGGAAATTCTGTCGACTTAATTTTTACAGATCCTCCTTACAATGTCTCTTTTTGCGGAAGATCTGGAAACCACGATGTAATTATAAACGACAATCTATCTGATGTTCAATTTGAAGAATTCATAAAAGATGTTATACAAACCATTAAAGCAATTAATTCTCCAAATTACTACATTTGGTGCAATTGGAAATTTTACGGAATACTTCAAAAAGATCTTGAATATCGATCTTGCATTGTATGGGCGAAAAATGTGTTTGGGATGGGTAACAATTATCGCCATCAACATGAGTTTTGTTTATTCAACGGTTCAATAGATTCACATATCAAAAACGAGTCTGATTTGTGGAGCGTTAAAAAAGACACAAACTATGTGCATCCAACTCAAAAGCCAGTTGAGCTTTCAATGAGAGCATTGGGTAATCACATTGAATGCAAAAATATTTTAGACTTATTTGGAGGAAGTGGCAGCACCTTAATTGGATGTCATAAAATGAATCGAAACGCATTCTTGATGGAACTAGATCCAAAATACTGCGACGTAATCGTCAAGCGTTGGGAAGACTTCACCGGCAAAAAGGCGGTTCTAGAAAAGGTTTAATGGAAATCTTAAACTGCCAGAAACCAGCCGGTATCGAATCGCTGCGGCAAAACAGAATCGCGATCAAAGCTATCGAGCGTCAGACTGGCTTGGAGTTCCTGTCGATATCAGACCAAGAGCCTTCCCGCATTGATGGCTTCATCTTTGATCCGTTCAAAGGGATCATCACCGGAATCTATGAGGTCAAGACTCGTAGCTACGGTCTCCACAAGCTACAGACCACATTTGGAAACGAATGGATGATTTCTTGGTCTAAGATCCAAGCGGCTCTGGAAGTCACCAGACGCACAAAGCTCCCGTTCTACGGAGTGCTGCATCTGCTGGATGACAACATTGTTATGATGGTTGAGATCTTTAACCGCAATGCGTCTTGGGCTGCAAACCATAAAGTTGAGGATCGTCTTGTTAATGGAATCAAAGATCGAATGGCGTTAATCAATATGGCTACCGCTATGCAATATAAGATGAACCAACTATTCTGATGACAGACCTAGAGCTTGAAATCCTAGAGTTCCGCCGACAATTGTGGAGACCGACTCCACGGCAATCTGTCGTCGAGTGGGCTGAGAGCAATCTGACTCTAAGCCAGCGGCAGACCGAGCATCCCGGACCTTTTAGTACAGCGGTCAGACCATATTGCCGAGAACCGTTAGAATCTTGGAAAGATCCTACGGTCTCCGAGGTCACGTTGTGTTGGGGATCTCAAACCAGTAAGACAACAACGCTGATGGCTGGTCTCGCTTGGTCCATTGACGTAGAGCCGTCTCCTGCGTTGTGGCTTATGCCGTCTGAGAATCTGGCTCGTAGCTTCAGCAAGTCGCGCTGGCTCCCAATGCTAGAAGACTCTCCTGCTATGGTCGCGCGGTTTCCTACCGACAAAGACCAGATCACCAATCTTGAGCAGCAATTCGACCGCTGCACTTTGACTTTTGTGGGGAGCAACTCACCGGCAAATCTAGCTTCCCGTCCCGTCAGAATCCTAGTTGCAGATGAGGTAGACAAGTTTGCTGATGCGACTGCAAAGGAAGCTGACGCTCTGGATCTTGCCGAGCAGCGACTCAAAGCGTTCAGCAGTTCCAAAGCCTTCTTTACCAGCACTCCCACAACCTCGGAGGGGAGAATCTGGCAGCGATATCTACGAGGGGACCAGCGGAGGTATTACATTCCCTGCCCGTACTGCCGCGAACACATTAAATTGGAGTGGCGGCAAGTCACTTGGGAAAACGAGAAGCTTGAGGATGGACGACCCGACTGGCAGCGCATCCGTACCACAGCGCACTACGTCTGCCAATTGTGTCAGGGGAAGATATCTGACAGCCAAAAGGTTGCAGGGTTACGTCACGGCAAGTGGATCTCGGAGAATAAAGCCAGCCTCCCGAGCGTAAGATCCTACCATCTGTCGTCTCTCTACTCTCCAGATCGCAAATGCACTTGGGGAAATCTTGCCGTTGCGTTCTTGGAGGCAAAAAGCTCGATGATGGGATTGCAGGGTTTTATCAACGGAATGTTGGCAGAACCGTGGGAGAATCAGGAGACTCAACAGGACCGAGTCGAGATTGTCTCTGACGCTGGAATCCCTGAAGCCAGACGCTACCTCACCGCTGACGTACAAGCTGCGGCTCCGTTTCTTTGGTGGGTCTGCCGCGAGTGGAGCAAAGGCAACTCCCGTCTGGTTGGAGCCGGTCACGCTGACGACTTTGCCGCACTCCGCAGGATACAACTCCAATACAACGTCCACGATATGGATGTTGGCGTTGATTCCGGTTACAACACTCAAGCGGTGTACGATGCTTGCGCTGAGTTCTCGCAGAGCAGCGGAAGCCCAATAAACTATCCCTGCGGTCTGCGGTATCCACCAGAGGGAGGTCTCCGAAAGCCAATGCTAATCGGATGGATGCCACTTAAAGGCCGAGAGACCGGAGCCAGATTTACCAGCAAGACCGGCTCAATCCATCCCTTTGGAATTACAACCTCAACCTCGATGCGGACTGACGCTGTACAGCCTCTGCTTGTCTTTGACACCGAGCATATGCGGGAGGTGCTCCAGCGGCTCCGTAAAGGGACCGAGACTCATCAATGGAGTGTTTGTAGCCTACCCGCTCCGCTAGACGCTGAAGGGGCTTTTGCGAGCGATTCCGACACCTATTGGAAGCACTTAGACAGCCATCTTCTTAAGCCAACGGCTAACCGCTCCGGCAGGATCAAACACTTGTGGTTTAAAAGAAACACTCGTTGGCCGGACCATTTGCATGACTGTGAAATCATGCAACTTGCTATGGTTATGTTGTGGGGAGACCTAACTTCCAGTACCTCGGAAAATTCTAGTGGTTGACAAACTTGCGGCTCTGTTGATAGTCCGCGCAAGTGTTCACATACACAGTAGCAACTAAGCGGAGTTACTTGCGTACGACCTACGCGAGCAAAGCCGCTTTGACATTGCTTGAAGCTTTGACGGCAAAGCTGACTGTTTCCGCTAACTCGATGGAGAGCGGGAATGTGGTCCGTAGCACTTCTAGCTCTGACGTTTCCGTTGAGTTCGCTGAACCCGGTAAAGGTACAGCAGCACCAATTGAGATGCTCCAAATGTGGGAGTCTCTGCTAACGGATTACGATTACGCTGTAACGCTTCTTTCTGGTGATGGGATCGCTAGTCCGACTGATCTTCAGATTTGCAACAAGATGCTGACCGCCGTTCTGGTTTCAACCACTCGGTATTATGGGGATTTCACGCAATTCCGTCGTGAAGCCACAACCCGAATGAGCTAATGGGCTTTCTTCAAAACATAGCGAACAAGCTGTTCCCTGCTCCAGTTAACAAATACGAAGGAGCCGGTCAGTCATTGCGTCGTTCGTATCTTGATACGTCTTACACTTCCGCGCGGTTTGATGTCACTAGTTCGACTCGTCAAGCAATCGTTCGCAAGTCTCGTTTTTTTGAGCAAAACAACGCTGTTCTAAATAGGCTTGGTGATCTGTTTGAGAGCTACACTGTTGGCTCCAGCTTCTCCGTTCAGCCAGCCTCCAGCGATTCCGCTTGGAACCTGAAAGCAAAGAAGTGGTTTGATGTCTGGAGCCGTTATCCTGATATCGGTTCTCGCCAGTCGTTCTCAACTCTGATGGGACAAGCTGCTCGCGGTTGGTTCTATGATGGCGAGTCGTTCCTGCTGCTAACTAAAGGAGACACCGGCAAACCTCGATTGCAGCTTATTGAGGCTCAATCCATTGCAACTCCAGCAGGGATGCAAGCAGACGAGACCGTGTTTGACGGTATTCGCTTTGATCCAAGAACTGGACGAGCGATATCCTATTTTATCGGAGCGGAAAAGACTCAGGGTAACCTGACTGATGTTCGCTCCATTCCCTCTGATTCCGTAGTCCATATCTACGAGCCGAATCGTCCCGGTCAGCTTAGAGGTCTTCCGTTTGTCTCCGCAGTTATCAACGATCTCCACGATCTTGATGATCTGCAAAAGCTGGAGATGGAAGCTTGTAAGCTTGGTGCTTCTGTCGCTCAGATTGTTAAGACTGACGCTGGCGAAGTCCAAGCCAGCAACCTCCGCGCTGGTACTGCTGGAGCAAGTGTAAACACCGCCGAAAATTACTACGAACAGGTTTTTGGATCTGGCGTTAAGGTAATGAAGAACGGTGACAGTTTCGAGCAGTTTGCGACCGAGCGTCCCGGCGTTAATATGCGGGAGTATTGGCGGCAACTGACCGAGAAAGTCTGCGCTGGGGTTGGTATTCCTTACGTTCTGGTTTACCCAGAGTCAATGCAGGGGACTGTTTATCGCGGTGCGCTAGATATGTCGTCTGTATGGTTCCGTTCTCGCCATCAAGTCATGGCATCAGCGGCGCGTCGTATTTACGAGTACGCGATGGAGTACGCGATCAAGAACGATCCTACGCTCAATGACGCTCCCTCGGATTGGTACGAAGTATCAATTACCGCTCCGCGCTCCCCGAATGTTGACGTTGGCCGTAATTCTGCGGCTCAATTGGCAGAGCTAGAGGCTGGCGTTGTTACCTTTGATGAGGTCTATGGTGCGCGCGGTCTCGACTGGCGTTCTGCTTTAGAGTCAAAAGCCCAACAAGCTTTGTTTGTACGTCAACTCGCTGCGAAATACGGCGT